GGGGCCTTCCGCCCTAGGTTGAGGAAACCTAGAGGGTTCACACGCTGCCTGGCCCTGCCGGACAGCAAGAATCTTCTACCAGTTTCCCCTCCCAGCCAACTTAGGTACGGTAATCTGTACCACCATTAGAAGGAAGGAGCAACCAGCGGAAGGTCTCGCAGTCTAGCATTCTCCCTAAGGGGAGAGAGATTAGGCAGCGGCAATTCTTGCTGTCTTTCTTGACCGTCGGGGACATTCGTTAATCCCTTCGAGACAAGTAGGTGTATATTATTACCTACTCAAGGTATTACTCTGTTATAGGTCTATTATGGCTACTAGATAGTAGGGGAAAACCCTTTTCTCTATAGACATAATAAACTTTGGCATTGTAATCCTTCTCAACCTTATATTATTCTTGTTATACTTCGGATGCAATATCCTGGTCCAGGGAGGTATGTTTACGCTCTGAAAGAGCAACCTTCTGAAGACAGGTAAGGTACTTAGGTATAACTTAAATAATACTTGGAAGAGGTCCCTGGGTGTTAACTTAGATCCCTCCGGGAAAAGATCGACACGCACGTATTACGCTGTCCTAGTCGTGAGACTACACCCTCATACAGCTACGAGGACGTTGGGAAGAATAAATACTTCTCAATATCCGAAGGTAGTTGTACGGGCATAGCTTCACCCCTAGATGCCTTGTAGAAGGCCCTTCGCTGATCCTCCAACAGTAATACAGGGGACACTTTCAGTTCTGATAAGTTCAATCAATCCAGACACCTAATTTCCTCGGAAAGAAGGCCATCTGGTTCGATGATCTCGTCAGCCCTGGGTCGCTCCTCTATATTATTGAGGGGATCAGATCAAGCTGCCATCAATCCTAGCGGATCATCCTCAGGCGCCACCTTCTCTCAAACCATCTCCTTAATAACTGGAGGGGTAAGAAAGACCGTTGGTGAATGAAGATAATCTTTTAAGATTGAAGACATCTTGCTAACGAAGGTCTTCACAACAATCGCATCACCCAGGTTTGCACGTAAGTGCTTATCTGGAAGGGCTTTCCCCAAGGAAACATAGTGTGCGACAAGGCCTTCTTCAAGGGACTCTGGCGATCTAATCGCTTCGAGACTCCTGTCGAAAGCTCTGGCAAACACTATGAATCCAGGGAGAAACGCTAAGCTACCGGGTTTACTACGTAACCCTGGGAATTCCTCGAAGAATCACTCTTGATATGTTTCCATAATCAAGGGCAACTTTTCTTGGAATTTCCGAAGATCTCGTACATATACGTCTCGTTGTGCCTCCATAAGGGCTCTACTCGTCATCTTTTCAATGACTTTGGGGTCCCTAGGGAACACGGCCGGGACGGTGTTGAACATCATCAGACCCTCTGTTAGTAATAACAGGTGATCCTTTGATATTGCACCGCCTACTTTCCTTGCGGAAAGTACGTATTCGTACACTCCATAGAGCTTGCAAACCCTCTTAGCAATTTGAGGGAGCTTACAGGCCCCTAGGAGCTCAGAGATCAACGTAGCGGCTAGCTTACCCTCTGGTAAGAGTCACCCATGCGTCGCTTGGTTGGTTAAGAAATTGTGAAGAAGCGTAAAAGACTTCTTTACAGATTCAAAACCGCCAATACTAAAGGGTGTTACCTCTTGTCTTTGGATGAATCATCTCTTAGCAAATTCAAACGAATCTTTCGAAACGTGAGTCTTTGCCGCTGAGTAGTCCATTCCAAGTTCAAGGAGTAATCCTTTGTATGATTCCGCTACATTGGAATCAGCGATGACCAGATCATCCCCAAGGATCACATAAGAATTGAACATCTTGCGATGTCCAGTCCTAAATGCGGCCCATTGGACGATGAAATGGTGCGTAAACGCCATGGATGCTCAGGAACTGTACAGTCCCATCGGTTGTCCTACGGAATACCTAATTGCAGATTGTCCTTTCAGACTTTCACGCAATTTCGGATCTCGTAGAGCTTCCTTTGGTACTGCCCAGTCCCTACCAGTGAGCAACCGGACCCACGCTTGGGCCTTTCCTTTGCCATGATAATATGCAAATAATGACTCTTGGAGTCACATTGGCATACGATCAGTAGCATTGGAGAGATCTAAGCTGTAATAAGGTCCGGGGAAGGTGAGAATAGTTTGGAAGCTACCTTGATCAAAGGTACAGTCTGTCTTTAGTCTTTTCAGCAGTTTCAAATAAAACTGATGATAAGGCCTTAGAACAGTCTGCGACCAATAATCACCGATAGCGACCACTCTAGTCTTACCCTCCTTGTCCCCAAAGCAGGCCAACTTTGATAAGCAGTAAGTAGCAGTTTGATGAGAAGTGCTCAGTAGTTCTGTCCTAAAGAAGTCAAACCAAGAGTTCAACCCATCTCCGGCCAATGATTTCATATCTGAAACCATTGATTGCGGGAGTAAGGGCAATTCTCGGAATGACGACCTTAAGGCAGGACCATTGGGCCCAGCTTTCACTGAAAAGTGGAAGCCTCTTCAAATTACCTTCTTACGAGGTCCATGCTTTGAAAACATCATGTTCAAGACTAAGTCTCTCTCCATATTAGAAATGGTATGAAGGGTGGCCTTGTCAGGAGCAATGATGGATTTAAAGTCATAGATAGGAGGTAATATGATGCCCCTCAAAGAAGATAAAACCGTTAGAATATATCGGACTTTATCCCTTTCAAGAGGTGTCATAGGATCCCCTAGTTTCTCCATCTTTACCTCGGTTAACCATATAGGTCAGCCGGAAGTATCGAGAGAGAGACCCTCGGTAATGATGGGTTGATTAGTAAAGTACCGTAGTACAGCTGAACGTGTTAATTTAACACGCGCAATTGTATCACGAATACCAAACCTTTCAATCCAAATCATTACCTGTTTAAAGAATTGGTCTGCAAAGGGTTTACAATGGCAATGAGCAACAGGTAAATACGCTGCAAGAATGCATACACATAACAATCGTATGCACCTTACACGCAGTAAATACTTTGTATGTTTCATTCACCACATGTATCCCTTTGGTGGAACTCCCTGGAAACCAGCAGAGTCTCAAGCCACGGGTAGGCCTGAAAGGCACAGCAGTCTTGCTG